CCGTACGCCTTAGAAACCGCTAAAGAAGTATTGAATACTCCACCATGAAGCCCAGAACCAACTCCATAACGAAGACGTCCGGCGGTCGTCAGCGAACCATCTGGATTTTGATAATTCCTAACGCCCCACTTCTGTCCTTTGATTCCCCAATGATATAATTCATCCATTATTCAAACAACTCTCTATTCACAGACCAGCTGACATAGGCGTCCATCATAGCGGACACGGCGTCAATCTTCTGGTCATAACGGGTCTTCAAAAGCTTGCGATTGCCGTTAGTATCCTCGATAACAATCGCATTGCCCATACAAAACATCATAAGCTGTTCGTCAAACCTAAGAACTCTATCTTCAGCAAGTTTCTTAAGTTCACCGAGAGGGACGGATTCTGTCTTTGCTCCCTGAATTACTTTGGTTATTCCATACGGACCGTTCTCGGCTTCCCACCTATCGACGAATTGTTTCGCATTGTACGGGTCGAATCCAAAAGAACGAACGTCGTAATCCGATTGGATGATGAAATGGTCGAGGTCCTCATAGACTTCCATCATATCAAGAATAGTACCATCCAGGACAACCAAAGAGCCTTCTTGGAGGAATTCATCATATTTAAGACGCATAGCACCAGGTAGACGATCCAAAGTACGACTAGTAATGTAGCATCTTGTCTTGACGCCAAATCCTCCAGGAAGAGGAAACATAAAAGTAAAAGCACAGAAGTCATCTCCTTGAGACAAGTCGGCCCCAAGGGCGCACGGCATAGACCAGTAATCCTGACGAGGATGCGGTATGGTTTCCTCGTAACGGAAGAAATATGTATAGCCTTCCATAGGAATGCCAAAACGCTTGGCCAAAATGTCGTTTCTTGCGGCAGGAGCCTTCTCGGCTCGGTCAACGTCGAGCTGATAGGTCTCGTAACTGACGGTTAATCCGATGTTAGGCTGAGCCTTAACCCACATGTCTGGGTCAGCTACTTCCTCAATCTTGTCGAGTCGGTAATACCAAATGGACACATGGGGATTGACATACTCACCTTTGAGGATCTTCATTAATTCCATTTTGATGGAATCGCCAGACCCGTTACGAACCGTGCCTTCAGAACTCATGGCCACAATCAGGTAATCGTCCATCTTAGACGCGCCCTGCTCAATTGCACCAATAACGTCTTCTCGAACGTCTCCAGAAAGCCACTCGTCCACTGTAGAAATCTTTGGACGAAGACCTTGAAGCTTATCGATTGACATAGGCCTCGCCTCTAGAAGAGAGCCTGTGAGAAAATTCTCGATGCCCTTCTTAGTAGATGCCAGCTTCTGTCGATTGGCTTTACTTCCGGTTGTATTCTGCAAAGAGCCTTCTGTAAGAAACTTAAAAAGAGGTCCTCTCGCCCTGGCGATTGCCGTTCGTATGGGAGAAAGGACCTCTTCTGCCTGTTTCATTGTCGGAGCAGTAGTAATCTGATGGGTTGTATCGGTGTCGACATTCAAGAAGAAATTCTGAATCGTTGAACCATACATGGACTTGGCCGCTCCTCGAGCAACTATGAGATATTGCTTGTTTGTTAGGCGCTTCTTACGAATCTTCTTAACCCAGTGACCGCCATGTCCGTCCTCGTTAGGCTCATAAACTGAGCGCTCAACGAAATAACACCAACAGAAAACCTCTTCAGCCCAGAGCTTAAAGGTATCTAGCAAGTTCAAGTCAGAACCATCAGTAAGAGTGCACTCATCTTCGCAGAATCTAACATATCCGTCCATTGCAAGCTCGTCGTAATAGACGCCAGGATTCTCGATAAGCGCATCGATGCGATTCATCTCCATTGAGATTTCTTCGCACACAGGAATTTCCCCTCGTAATACGGCATCGCGAAACATTCCGTAATACTTCGGGGTCGCCGTATTTGAGAGGGGCATGTAATCACCTACTTATCTACGCAGAGTAGTTGAGATCTTTTGCTTCATCAATCGTGATACCTAAACGACTTGCGATTTCCTCGAACGATAATGGAGAATTGCCCTTACGATACGCCTTTACTCGACGCTCCAGCTCCTTGCGTTCTTTAATACGATCTTCCAAGCTTTTCTCTGGTTTGCCTTCAACAGTCCTTTTAGCGGTTGCAATATTCTGTCTATTTTGCCAACGTTTAGCTTCACGCGATAGTTTTTCGTCGTCCTCGTCTTCTTTTCGATTGGCCTCTTTACGCTTGCGTTCTTTAATGTAATCTTCGTAAGCGTCTTTTGCTTGAAGGTCGTTAAGAGCATCTTTATACTTTTTGCTTGCGCTAAGCGAAGAAACTCCAGACTCATTTATACCGAGAACGTCTTTACCAAATTTGGTCAACGCATCTTTTCCAACCTGGCTTACTGCATCGGTTCCAGCCTTAACCAAAGCGTCTCCAAATTTACGAATAATCGGAGGAACCTTATTCTCAAGCTCCGCGTTAGCAAGGTCTTTTTCTTTTTTGAGTCGATCAATACGAGCGTTTATCTCTTCATCGCTCATATTTCGAATTTCGCGGCGACTAAGGTATTTAGCGTTCTTCCTAGCCTGCTTAGCTTCTTGCTTAAGTTCCTTTGCTTCTTTTTTAAGTAATGCTTTCTCCACCTCACGGTCTCGCTTAGCCGCTAATTGCTCAACTTTCCTGCGCGCTCGATTCACCGATACTTCGTCGAGAGCGTCCTTCAAATCATCAAGCGTCCTCTTTGCCGCTTTAGCTTCCAGCTTACTAGCGGTAATCTCTGCTTTACGAAGTCGACGCTCCGTCTTAACTTTAAGCCTACGTTGCTTTTGAATATATTTAAAGGTTCGATGTTCTGACGCAAGCTTCTTTACTCCATCCGACACTTTTTTACGAGCTGCTCCAACACCATAGTGAACTCGTCCAAGTGCAGTTAACGAACCATCAGGATTCTGATATCGGCGAACACCATGCTTTTGACCTTCAACACCATAATGGGCCAAATATGTTAAATCACTCACTTTCCACCTCCCTAGCAGCGTAGTCAACTTTGTCGACTTCTACTAGAATTCTCCATTCAAATTCATCGATTTGTTCGTCCAAAGCTTGCTTGACATAGCTGCTTGCGGGTGGGTCGAACAGCTTCCGAACTCGCATGTTGACATATTCCTGGACTCCGCCGACCGGCTTGTCGCCAAGAAAATCGGACCACGTTTCTGCGGAACTCTCTACTCTAAAAACGTCCGACGGACCTACGCCAAACTGATTAAGAACAACCATGATGGCGTTTATCGACATAAGAATATCTGTATCGAATGATTCATCTTCTGGAAGAATTCCGCAATATGATTTGACACTGTCTAAAATACTATCCATATTACCTCCAAGGGCATGTGTCTCCGGGAGCCCTTTCTATAGGAACCTTCGGTAACGTATGTTCGTCTCCATAATGTATAGCATTGTGCGTATCAAACGTTACACAAATCAAATTATCAGGATCGAGCAATCGGTCGCTAAAATTTTCAACGTCTTCCTTCGTTATTGGGTTGATGTGATGAATATAGATTCGGCCGTGTATCTCGTAATCCGGGATTCCCAAATCGCACCCATTGTCTCGAAGAATGATTCCGTTTCGAGCTCTACGCCACTCGGATGAATGGTAAAACTGCTGGTTAAACCATCGGTCGTAACCAAATGTCAGGTTTCCGACTTCTCCAGCTATTTTAAGATAAGCAAATCTCTCTTCAAAGGTCTTGAGCTGACGAAGTTCGCTATAAGACCTCTTCTTCATAGTAATCCTCTTCAACTCCACTATAACGCTTCATAGCTGCGATGGCTTCGGCGTACAATTCCTCGCTTCGCTGGTTCGATTGGACAGCATCCGCCTTCGCACGCAAGAATTCCGTCTCGCTTTTCAGCTTTTCTATCTCCAATTGCTGTTTTGTGGAGGCTAATTTAAGAAAATGTGTGATGACAGAGGGAGATGCGGTGCCATCACGAAGCTGTTGTTCTGCTAAATCGACTGCAGCAGCTATTAATTGGTTCTCCCTAGCTTCTGGTGTTTGTGCTGGGGGTCTGTTTGACGGCACTTTTACCTCCTTCCGGTAGGTTTCAGTAGACT